AAGTTTGAATATCCGAAGCTATAACGCTCTCTAGCCTTATATCTCATGTTGCCTGTATCGAAATCACCTTCTAATGATGTTTGCATAGGAGATCTTTCAAAATACTTAAATCCATCAGGACAGTCTGTTTTCAAGAAGAAAGCATCTGTATCTGTTAGATAGTTATTAACAACATAACCGTCAGGTATCATACCAGTATTGTTTATAGCATTTACATCGTTGTCAGATGTTCCTACTCTGCCTGGGCTTTGTAGTAATCTGTCAGCAACAAACACTAATTGTGGTGGAACTATGAGCTTCATACCTCTAAGCGCTATATTAAGACCTCTATCATCAGTAAATGTAGAAATACTAATTAAAGCATCTTCGAGTGAAGTTTCATTAAGATCCGCCATAGTGGTAGCCCTGTTGGCTAATGAACCACCTCCGCCTAGTGGATGGTCTGTAGCAATTAATACTTTGCCATCACCACCAACTGTTGAGAACGCGTTGTTCAAAATAGCTGCTGCTTTGATTTGCTTAGTATTAGCCATAGACCTAGCTAGTGCTTTGGTATATCTTGCTCCGAGTCTATCATAAAGATTATCTTCAATTGCTTCTTCAGTAAGTGCAAAAGCAAGAGCCACTGTTTCATGTGTGTAACGAGATGTATAACCTTCGTTAGCTGTATCAAATCTGACACCACTACCTTCTGATTTTACTTCTGCATTACCAAATCCCACGATAAGTGTTTCTTCCTCAAACGCTCTATCTGAAGACTCAGATTCAAAAATTTCTTCATGCTGAGCTTCGTATCTGGCATATTCCATACCGAACAAAGCATTTAGACCTGGCTCTAATTCTTTCGCTAGTTGCGCTCTATTAATTGCCATTATTTATACTCCTGTTGGGTCGATATAGAAATGCTCATTAAATTTAACAATAACGTTTACATTAGCTGAGCCTGTTGTGCTGTTATCTGGATCACTAGAGAATCCCATGATTCTAAAAGTTGCAGTTGTCGCAGCTGTAGTTCCAGATAATTCAACGGCTGACATACCAGTTTTGGTAGAGCCAGCAGTATAAGAAATATCCGCGTTCAAACCGACATCAGTTTGAGCTGGAGAACCTGCACTTTGGATTTCAAATACAGCATCAGGATCATCATGTACAAACGCAACAATATCAGACGCTACAGTACCATCAGGGTAATGAGATTTAAAAACAACATCACCGTTAGTATCGGTAAATTGACAACCTCTAAATACACCAATGGACTCATCACCAGCAGCAGAAACTAAAATAGTACCTGTGTTGGTCATTTTTACTAAATCGCCTGAAAAAATATTCCCTGAAGCACCAGAGGCAATTTTGTATTCTGTTGTTCCATTAGTTGTAACGCCAGAACCTAATTTACCTACAAGTCTTGCTCCAAATGGGGCATTTTTGTTAGCCATAATAAGTCACCTTATATATTTGTTTTAAAATTTAGTAGTCAATCTCGTTGACCACCACCAAAAGTTACTTTGCTTTTTCTCTCTGGATTTAAAATCGGAGAGCTTGGATCTGATTCCCGCATAAGATCATTGTCCACAGCGTCTTGCTGTGTTTGTGCACGTGCAGCAAAGTAGGAGTTTCTTTCTTCACGCGTTTCATTAGGAATTTTAGCCAATAGCAAACCACCTCGCGCTACTACTCCTGCGTGTTTACCTTGTTGTATGGTATCAAAAAGATCTGTATTAACATCATCTAATTCATCAGATCTTACAAGGTCAAAACCCTCACTTAATCTTGAAGAAATGTTTTTACGATCTTCTTGGCCTACAATTTCGGCTCTAATCCACCTGTAAGTGTATCCTTCAGGTGCAGGAGGAGTATCCAACGTAGATGGTGGGCTCCATGGTTTGCGAGCTTCATTATTAGCTCGATTGTCGGCAGAACGTGGTGTTCTGTTTGAATTGTTGTTATCTTTTTCAGTCATAACTATTACCTTTTAACATATTTTGCGTACTCTTTCAAAGGTACGTTTAATTTTTTTGCCATTTGAACTTCACTTGGAGATAGTTTTATCTGTTTTTTACCAGAATTACCAGTTAGTCTACCAGCTGAAGCAACCTTTTGTGAAGGCTTATTTTGTGTTGATGCACCAAAGTAATCAGGGTGCACAGCCTTAATTCTTTTGTTGACCTCATCAAAATATTCATCACTTTCAATAACATATCCCTCATCTTCAAGTTCTTGATGTATTTTTACGCCACTTTCGTGCATAACTGGATTATTTAAAAACCACCCATTACCGTTATCAATCCATTCTTGCATTTTAGAAGAAAAGGCACTTTGTTGTTGAACTTGTGGTTGTACATAGTTTTGCACATTTTGATCTACTAGATTTTTTTGTCTTTCAATATTTAATTTACCGTCTTGAACTTTTTGTTCTTGTACTGCCAATTTAGCCAACACATCTTGTGCCTGTGCTACTTTTTCGTAATCTGCTACTTCATGTGCTTTTTGTAAAGAAGCCATAGCCTGTGCTTTTTGTGCTTCTAACCTTGTAGCTGATTCAGATAAACTATTTTCTTGTATAGTGTTTACATTAGTTTCTAATCTATTAACTTTATGTTGTAATGCTTGTGCGTATTGTAAAGCTGAATCTTGTCCTCTTTCAGCCTCTCTCAACTTTCTAGTTAAAGTATTTATTCTTTTTTGTACTTTATCTGAATAATCTTGTAGCTCCTCTTTATCAGATTCAGTCTCAGACTCAACAACATCTACATCATTATTGTCTTCAACCACATTTTGTTCTTCGGGCGTATTAGTAGATTCAACATTATCTTCTAATTCTACTATTTCACCCTCTTCTATCACTTCTTCGTTTTTTACTGCTTCTTCAGACATATTTTCTCCTTATACTGCAAGAATATCATCAGGATCAAGTATGGTAGCTATAACTTCATCATCATTTATGATACGACACTCGGACTCATCTCCAAGTTTAAATCTAGCTCCTGCATACCTACCTATTAACACCCATTGTTTTTCCTGACACCAAGGATGATCAAATTTACTTGCATCTTTATAACAATCAGGACCCATTTTTACCACATATCCAACAACCGTAGCTAAAGATTCTCTATCTACTGTTTGTTGAACTAAGTGTATTCCACCTTCAGTAACCGCTTTGCCTTTATAGGGTAAAATTAATATTCTCCACCCTGTAGGTTGTGGCATACGATCTAAAAATGATTTTTCTAATAATGTTGGATCTAAAACCCTAGCTGATTCTTTAACATAAGCTAAGTTTGTTGGATTTGTAGGTCCACCATCTTCTGTTGGTGTTTCTACTGAGTTTTTGTTTTTTTGTTTTTGCTCCGCCTCGATAGACTTTGCAACATGATCAGGAACCTGTATCTTTGATGTCATCTTGTATGTTTTTCCCTAGCAGTTCTCTAAAAATATTTTCTGAGTCAGCGAGAGAACTGTATCGCCCACGCAGAAATTCATACTGAGAAAAATCACTACAGCCTGCTAACATAGCATCTTTAGTGTCTTCTCGCCTTGCCTCAATTTCTTTTAAAAACTTTTTAGCAAGCCAAACCGAATCCATTAATAAACACCAGAAAACTTACCACCGAACTCTGCTATACCCATGCCTCTAGCTTTACCTTTGCCCATACCAGGTTTAGGTTTTACATTTGTATCAAAAGTTCCTTGGTTTGTTTTTAAAGACACACTGCCTTTATTACTGTAAGGATTTTTATTTTTCATTACAGTAGGTGTTTTTTGTTGATTGATTTCTGTTCTTTTAATCATGTTTGGTATTATGAATACTTAAAATAAATTTTGCAACTATTAATTTCTAGTAAGTAAATCTAAATTTTTAAATTCACGTTGTTGATCTAGTCTAGCTCTAGCTGTTTCGTCACGCATTTCAGCAATTTCTTCTGAAGTGTCAATTCTTTCTCGATCTATTTGAGCTCTAGTTGCAGCGTCTTGTGCTTTTCTATTTTCTTGTGCAATAAACTGTTGTTGCTCCATAGCTAATTCTTGTCCTTTCAAGGCTAGCTCTTGTTTTCTTATAGCTACTAATGGATCTTCGTCATCAGGAGATGCTATTTTAGATGTATATTCAGCAATAAGCTGTGACATAATCGGAGCAGAAAACTGAGCTAACACATTATTAGCTTCTAGCATAATTGCTTTTTGTTCAGCTGGACTAACTTGTTGAGCTTGTTGTTGTAATTGTTGAAACTGTTGCATAGCCTCTGGTGGCATTTGTTGTTGAGCTAAAATATCAGCTTTCATTTGTAAATGTTCCATAATGTGTGCATGTATCAAAGCTTGTACTTGTGCGTTCATTTGAACAGGAGGTGTATTTAACAAACTCATGTGTGTAGCTATGTGTGCATCATGATTTTGTTCTGGGAAAGCTTTGGCAGGATTACCAAGCAATAATGCGTTGTTTTCAAAACCCGCTTCTTGTGGTTGTGGTTTAGTTGGTGGAGGAGGCATTAATATTTGTTCTATATTATCCACTCCAATTGCTGAGTACATACGCTTATAGGATTCATAAATGCCTGCTGCACCGTGCACTTCTGGGTTAGATTGCACTAATTGCATCATTTCTTGTGCCATGGCAATACGTTGCGATTGACTGAAAATATCTGGATTAGATATGGGGAATATATCAATTCTGTCGTCAAAGTCAGACAACTTAATCGAGGTATTGCCATTAGCGATTGCATATGGATATTCAGGTGGTAAATATTCTTGAAATACATTCGCAAGGATACGAAATTCTTTCTTTTGTGAGTTATGTAAACGCTTGTGAATAGCAGACAGAACTTTTGTAGATCTTTCAAGCAAAGCTAATGTTGTACCTACAGGTGCATTTGGATTACCTTGACCAACGTTAATTTCAGCAATAGAGGCAAACCTTTGGCCTGAATTTACCAGTAAATTTAACAAGCTTAAAAGTGTTTGACTGGGCTCTTTAAAAGGTAATGGCTGTATAGCCTGTCCTAAAATACCGCCTGGAGCATCAACATCTCTAAATTCGCCTGGTTGTAATGGTGTATCCTCGTCTCTAATCCTAATACCACGTGTTTTAAAGCCTGCAGGTAGGTTTGCAAGGGTACCAGCGTCTATCAACTGCCTTAAAATACTGGTTGAAGCCTTAGAAAGTCCTCCAATCATGTGAGTTAGGCCAAAACCGTAGAATCCTAGACCAGGTAAAAACTTAAAATGCACAAAATACTCTATTTTTTTACGTAACGGGTCATTTTCAGCATAATTACGGTAAATACTTAAAACGTTATTACTATTAGCATCTATGGTTACGATATAAGGTAGCTTCACACCTGTAACATTACCTTCTTCATCTACATCTTCAAAGCCATCTATATCTAAATTACAGTGTACTTCGTATAAAACCGATACTTCGCCAAGATCATAACTAGGTTCAAGGCCTGATAACTCATCTATTTCTTCTTGAACTTGACTATTTTCATTCGAATAACTATTACTTACATCTATTTTTCTATAAAAACCTATAGCTTGCAGCTTTTTAAGCTCGTTTTCAGGCATTTTTACTAGATTTGTAATTCTAGGACAAGTTTCTAAGTCAGTTGTAAAATAAGGGACAATTAAATCTTCTGGTGCTATAAATTTAGATACCGCACGACCAAGGTTTTCATCATAATATATTTTTTTAAATGCCGAACCAGCTAAAGGTAGATAAAAAAGCATTTGATCTAGCTCTTCATCAAACTCTTCCATAACATGCACAATTTGATAGTTCATAAAATCAGCAACTCTTTGTGCTTGTTCTTCTACTACTGAATCATATTTGCCAACTATTTGTGTTTTAACAGGACCACCTGAAGGTAGTAATTCTTTATATGCTTGAGCTTGAAAATTAGTTACAGCTTCTCCTAACAAAGGATGTATCACACCAGATGCACCAGCAAAAGGCTCTGATCTTTCTTGATCAAACTTCATGCCTAGGTATTTAAGACCGTCTGTATATGTTTTTTCCCAGTCTTCTCTGGAGGATTTATCTTTTTCAATACCCGCTATTAATTCTATTGATATTGTATTAAGTTGATTGTCGTCTAAAAACTCAGCTAGATTAGATCCAAAACCATCGTCTATTACAGTATCTTCCATACCACTTAAAATAGCACTACCGTCTTCTTGTAACTCAAATTCTTCCTCATTTGCCTCTTTTACTGCATCTAAAACCACTGTCATGTCTTCAGTGCCTTGTAAAGAATTTATAGGATCTGTAGTGTTATCTTGTTTTTCAATTGCCATTAGTAATATGCCCTTTTAATTACAACTCTCTCTTCGTCTGCATAATCATCGTGTAGCGAAACTAAACCACCTTCCCTAAAACGCATTAGGGCTTGAGACATAGTATCACATAAATCGTCATTTTTACCAAAAGGAAAAGCTGCACATTCTTCAATCATATCTTCTGCAAACTTTTTTTGTGGTGCCCAAACTAAACCAGATTCAAATATAGGTGCTACAGAGTGCATACGGGTAGATTTATCATGACCTCTAGTAGGTGAGTAATTCACCACAGGTATGCCTAGTCTTCTTAGCTCATGCGTTAAAGGTGTGCCAGATGCTTTAGATTCAATTAAAGTCATATCAGGATCCCAGTATTTATATTCTTCGTAAGCCACTCGTTTTAGTTCAGGAAAATCCCAACGGCCCTTTTGTGCGTCTAACAAAATGATAGAGTCTGGGTCATCAGGTGTAGGATTAAATACACCCCAGGTAGAAATGGCAGAGTAGTCAGAGTTTTGCTTTTTGCTATATGCAGTATCATAACTTTGAATAATATATTTTACAGGTGGCAAGGAATCATATTCCCAAGCGTTCCACCACTCACGTTTAATAATCGAACCTTCTTCTGCAGTTGGTGTTTGCATCCACTGGGCGTTCCATTTCTGTGTCGGTAGTGAAGCTTTTACTTTACTTAATTCATCTATATTCCAAAACTCAGGCCACAAAGGATTACCAGAATCTTCAAAAATAGCAGGAAACTCTACAATATCCCACTG